ACCATTCACCCAAGTAATAGCATGTTCGGGTCCATTGGCCTGACCCTCACTGTTTGTCCAAGCAACATAATTACAACACAAATTCGCTTTTTCCATTTTTCGCTCACCTGTAACACTTCCCATCTGCGGTGCAGATGGAGCATTTACTGTATCTGGATGTTCAAATAATTCAGCCAAATGAGTCCATGTGATAGTGGCTGCACTGTTATCATTCTCATCAGCCACAATTTGAAGAATAACCTCTTGAGTTGTTGATTTAAGGGTAGTTATATTCATTGCACCCATGTTTGTTTCTCCTTCTTATGCGGCTGGTGGGTCGGGTTGTATACCCGCTTCCAACTCTTGTTTAATTTCTTTGTCCATTACTTTGATTTCATCGGGAGTCTGTTGTAAGATATTCTTACGGACCCAAGCCAATGAATAATACTTACCTATGTATTGGTCCAGTGTCTCAAGGGCCTCGATTCTATATCGAACACCTTCAGCATCACGCTCAGAAGTAACTACACCAGTAAGTTTTTCAGTTTCAATCTGCTTATCAATTTCCATAATTTCTTGTTCAGTTTGAAAAAGGACTTCTTTTCGAACCCAATCAGCAGAAAAATATCTACCAACATATTGGTCAACATCATTAAGAATAGTAAGACGATTTTCTAAAAGTTCTGCATTCTTTAATTCAGTAAAATGCGAATCTCTAAGATAATCTAATCTAATCTTATATTTAATATCAGGCCATTCGTCATCACGGATAATACCTTTAAGTATTAATTGTTTTTCTAATAACTGGAAGAATAATCCATTAAATTTACTTCGTAGTTTAGAAACAAACTTTGAAAATTTAAGTTCATCTCTAGTAATTTCTGATGCTCGACCCATATTGAATCCATTTTCAGATTCAAGACGGCTAATGGGAACATTTAACGAACGATATAACTTCTTCTTGAAGTATTCAACATCTTCCATCTCACCGAGGTTTTGACCACCATCAAGTGTAGAGATTTCTGTTCCTTTACCACCTTCTCGGCGAGGCATCCAGAAATCTTCAAGCATGGACATGTATTTCTTTTCGTCTTTAAGTTCACCAGTATTTGCATCATATACAAGTTTGTTCTTGTAACGATTCATGATATCACGAACATACTGTTCGGCTTTACTCTTAGGTAGTGAACCAACATCGACATAGAAGATTCTTCGTTCGGGGGCTCTTGCAATTCTATAGATTACAACAGCATCTTCCATCATTCGAAGTTGGTTCACAGGCTTGATAGCCTTGTGGATATAACTGATTACAAGTTTCCTTGCAGAATCGTATAGTCCAGAGTGGATATATGTGATGGCATCGGGATGAATTCTAAGACCTTGTGAGTCCTGGCCAGGACCACCAAATCCTTTATCGTTGAAGAGGTAGTATTCTTCTACATTTTTAACGATATCAATTAATCCACCATCACCTGTTTTTCTTTCTTTTTCAATCTCTTGGATTTTTCGAATGGAGATTGAATCAATTTGCCTAATTTCTTGGATGCCTTCTTTTGGTTTCTTTGGGTCAACCAAAACATGGTAAAATAATTTACCATCGACATACCATCTTCTAAACAATTCATATCCACGCTCGTCAAAATCAAGAATTTTTAGAAGTTGGTCAAATTCACCTCTGATTTTCTTTTTGACATTTTGACTAACTTCAACATCATCAAGAATAATTTCAACAGTAGGAGTTCCCTCTTCTGTTACAATTGCTTCATTGATAATGTCGTCAATCGCAGATTCTACTTCTGCATGTAATGACAAAGCCCGATATTGCTTAATCTGGTCAATGTCATTTTTGATGTTTCCATCAAGGTCAATATAGTGCCCATAATAAGCACCAGATTGAATGGCTGTAGCGCCATCTTCGACATCAGGGGCAACAAACGATTGTAATTGCTTGCCGCCACCTGATGGTCTAAGTTCTTTTTTAGCCTTCTTCCGGCTGATTTGAAATCCGAATAAATCCCAAGGCATAATTTTCACTCCATTTAATCATAATATAACATAATCTAAATTTGACCACCCCCACAAAGAGTGTCATAGGTTAAGTGGTAGTATTAGTTCCACCACCTGCTTTAACCTCTTTATCATCAGACATCCAGTAGGAATATGTCCATGTAATATCAAATTCCTGAATGCTGTCATTGGTATCAGCGGCCAGTTCCATAACTGACAGTTCTGATGGCCAAGCATTATGGAACTTGTAACCACGAATACGCTTACCGTCTTTATGGTCTAATTGATATACAGACAATTCTGTTGATAATTCCGTCAAAGCAAATTCACCAATATTGGCATCATGTGATGCGATGTTATCCATCCATTCTTCAATCATTCTGCGGAAAGCAAAATCTGTATCATTGATAATAGTAGTTGTCCATGTCTCGTCAAACTCTCTGACGCCTGGAACTCTGATGCTTCTTCCACGGAAAGGAACATCGATGCTTGTGACTTTTGAGCCAGGCATCGAAGCAGCCTTACATAGGGTAGTTGATTTACTACTCGCTGTGCCAGCGACTGCATTTGAACCACCCATTGGGTTATCTGCGAGCATAACTTCAAAAAGGTTAGGTCGGGCACCACCGCCAGGTAATGCCGCTCTGAAATCTGTTAAACTAAATGGTGTATCACCCATGTTATTTTCTCCTAGTAATTAGTTTATCTACTGTATATAGTAGCAATTTAATCAAACGGCTCCTGCTACTTCTGAGAAACTAGCACCAGTGCGAGTCGCAATGAAGTTTAGTGTCATGAAGTTAATTGAACGAGCAGGTTTGATGAAGATATCTGCAACAAATCTGTTTCCGTCAATTACTTCGGGGGTGTTATTCGAAGAATCACATACGACTTTAAAGTCGAAAATACCTCTTCGTCCCTTGACATCCCGTAAGAACGGATTCACCATCGCTACGAATTGCGACCGAGTAAACTGGTCATTGAGTTCGAACAATTGGAACTTAGAAGCAGTTGCAATCGCTTTCTCAAGAACAATAAAGAGTCGCCGTACATTGATTCTATCAAACGCACTTGGTTTAGCGAGTGCAGTCTTATCACCGAACAGGATTGTACCTTGGCCGGGGAATGCAACTACAGGGTTAATACCTGCTTGATAGAGGTCATCTCGATGTGCTTGTCGTGGGTTGTGTGCTAACTTAACAACACGGTTGATTTGACCACGGTTGTACCCTGCGGGTGAGAACCAAGGGTCTGCAACCCCATCTGTTCTAACACAAAGGCCAGCAACATCGCCGTTTAGAGGCACCCAACGATAAACATCGTTGTAAGTATCATATTGATACTTGTAACCACTATCAACGACAGCATATGAACTGGACTTATTCCAATCGGTATTACGCCATGAGATGATATTGTTTGCTCTATCTGACTCGGTTGTAGTATTTCGTGGGTCAACGGTCCACCATGCGGGTGAAACGAATGCAACACAATCTTTTCGAGCCTCTGCAATTTCAACAACTCGTTGACTGATTACACCGACTGAACCATCTGTTGGTGCTACACTAGATTCTTCATCTGCTCCACCGTAAAGTAGAAGAGAAACATCTACTGTTTCTGCATCTGCAAGAAGAGCATAACCACGGCTACCACCGGCACTATCGTAATAATCGCCGGTTTCAGGAGTAGTACCATCACTACCTTCTGATAAATCTACAAGATATGTTCCGTAGGGATATGTCTTGGTTGAATCATTCGTAGAATCATTAATATCAACATCACCCCAAACGAGGCCTTTACCGATTGCGATGTAGTCTGAACTTCCGTTGATAACATCAACAAGGTAGTTACTTGAACCATCAGAACTCTTAGCATCATGTGCAAAGGAAAGAAGTTCATACTTTTCTAGAACTGTGCCGGGCACACCAGTGAATTCACCGTCATGGTCAATGACAAGAACATTAACTTCGTCCTTCTGACCACCACGCTCAACAACCCATTCTGAGCCTGGGTTTGTGCCATCGGGCAGGCCAATTGTATTGTTTGGTTTGGTATCAAATACCGAACTTAATTTGGTATATGTTCCATCGGCGCCTGGTCCAACACCATCGGGGTCAATGAAGTTACCAGTAGCATGTGCTTCTGGGTCATTGTACATTGCAACTCGAATGGAGTTACCTAATGCGCCAGGATATTTAGCAAGAATATCGATACTACCAAGTGTGGTGCCACCTCGTTGATTTTCTAGTTCTTGTTCGTTTGCAACATAAATGCTCTTTGAACCAGTTACTTCATAATCGGTTGGGTCACTATAAGTATCACCACCTGTAGCATCACCATTATAGTTGGCATTCCTTGCACTGCCGCTTTCAACGACACGAACAACTCTAAGTGCATTACCATATGAGAGGAAATTGGCAGCACTGAACCAACCCTTGAAATTATCGTTATTTGGCTTTCCGAATACATCGACTAACATGTTTTCACTATCAACGAGAACAATCTCGTCAACAGGTCCCCAAACAGAACGCATGGCAATGCCACCTGCTGTTGTTGAAACTGCGGGAATTACATTCGTTAAATCGATTTCACGGATGTCTACGCCTGGACTTACTTGGAATCCCATGAATTTTCTCCTTTTTGACTATACTCTTAGGTCTGATTAGACTGAATAAGGTTTACATTTTATTATTCACATCTGTATTTAGAATATTTGAATATTCCAAACCATCATACAATGATTCGTTATATTTAGTAATTTCGTAGTTTTAGGTGTCTACAATAG